ATGCCCTGCGGCTTGGCCTGCGCGTCGTGCTGTGCCAGGACGGCGCGCATGCGCTCGATGTCTTCGACGGAAAACTGTTGCTGTGATTCCATATCGTCAGTTGAAAGGCCGTAGATCGCGGCCTCTGCCTCTCTTTTCTGTTGTTTGGTTAAGCCTGAGCGCCGCGGGGCGCCTTCGTTGATGGGCATGCGCCTACTGGCGCCCTTCCTCGATCGCGTCGCCGCGCCGGATGGCCATGCCCGGCGTGTCCAGGGCCTCGGCAATATCCTTGTGCCCCTCCGGACGCATGGAGTGATGCAGCCACGCTCCCGGCCGGCCGACGAGCAGCTCAATACTCTCGCGAGACACCGCGGGCGTATCTACTTGCCGGCGCTCGATGCGCTCGATCCGCTGCGCCAGCCAAGCCACGGCCGCGATGAGCACGGCCAGCAGGACAACTATTGCGAGAAACAAAGCTCCGCACGAAACAGGCATTACCACTCCTCCACGGGAATCACGACGCTCGCGCCGCCGCCCGAATCCTGGTGCTGAAACGCGCCAATATCGAGGTAGTTGGCGCTGGCCCCATCCACCGAAGTGGCCGGGAACCCAGCGGCTCTCAGCAGCGCGCCCCGGTTTGCGAGGTTGTTCAGAGCGAAGTTGTTGCTGCCGGGGGCCGCAAACACGCTGCCCACGGTGACAGGCACAAACCCAAGATTGACTAGTCGCGCATCGATGCTGTTGCCGCTGGTGTTGTTGTACGCAGAACAATTCGCCAGCACTTTTCCGCCAAGTACATTGAAGCCATACCGCCCGTTGTTTTCTGCGATGCAGTTGACCAACACGCCTACCGACTGACCGCCGGTGTTGACAAACCCATCCGAACTTGACCCCGTGTTCCCGTAGGCTACGCAACCGATGCACTGCAAAGAAACGTTGAATCCGCTGGCGGTGTTCCCGTAGGCTACACAGTCGATGGTGCTGCCGGTGCCGGAGAATATCATGGCGGAATTCGCGTAGGATTCGCAGGCAAACGACGTGCCAACGAACACTGCGGCAGAGTTGAGGGTAGCCGCACACGCGACGAACAGGGACGCCGATCCACTTGCCGTGTTGAATTTTTTAAACAGGCAGTTGTAATAATTGCAGAGGCCGTTGCCCGCCCGTGCCGAGGTTTGCGAGTTCCCATCAAGTACCAGACCCGCGAAAAGGTAATAGTTCCCAGGAGACAGGGTGGCGCTGGCGACGTTGAGCTGCAAGCAGGGCCGGGGATCGGTATTTCCTGTCGTCCGATTGGTTGTGTATCCCTGAACGACGTTATAGGTCGGATTCAGACAACCACCGGAGACGTTGCTTGTAGCGGACGTAATCGAATAGACCGTGGCCCCATCAGCGCCCACGTTCTGGAGGTAAATGATGTTTTGCTGGACCGCCAGGCCACAAGCATACCCTGGCGTAGCGAAGGCGCCGCCGACCACACCGCTGGCGGCCGAGAATGTGCCTGAAGCTCGATCTAGCGTGACGTGTCCGCTGTTGGTGTAGCCGACGATGCAATATACTCCCTGCCCGGCGATGTTGATCATGTTGCCCAGCATCGTGTTGGAGAACCCTGCCGCCGAGTCAGTCAGCGCGGTGGTGCCCGCGCCGGAGAGAGAGGCCGAAAACGTGTGGACAGCCTGGTAAGTTCCTTGCGTCAGGTCCACGCCGGTTGCGCCTTTGTTGGAGGAATCGAACCCGCCGCCGTTTGCGTCAGATGCGGTAGCATCATTGGCGACCGAGTGAACTTCCCAAACTGCATAACCGGATAGAGCCATCGACTACCTCGGAGTGCCGTTCACCTGCCACTTGCCTGCAACCGTCGTGATGGGAGAACCCACTCCGGTGATCGCTGTGCCGAACGCCGTGACGATTTGGTTGATGCCGGCGATCAGGTTTTGCAGATCGGTGCCCACAACGGGCGTTCTGCCATCCGTTGCCGAACCATCCTGGATGAGCCCGGTTGGCCCGTCCGCCACCAGTGCCGCCGCGATGCCGGCGGTGCCATAGTCGGCCACGTAAGCCTGCATATCGTAGCTGAGCTGCATGAATTTGTCGGCAATGGTGCGGGCCCGGTTGTTGGCCCAGTTGATGACTAAAACGTCGGTGATATTTGGCATGAAACTCCTTAGCTGGCCGATTCTTCGTACACGGTCACAGTTTGGCTACCCGTCGCGGCAATGCCATAGACCGCGCCTTCGAAGCGGCTGTACCACGGGAAGCCCGCAATTCCGGGCAACAGATCGCCTGTCGCGACGGCCACTCCACTACCGCCGATGTAGACCGCCGTCGTTCCCACGTTCGTGATGCGCAGCTTGATGCGGTTCGGGTTGGCAGCCAGGATAAGCGTAGCCGTTGCGCCTACGGAAACCTGCGAGATGTTCGCTACCGCCGCGGTGGCCTCCACCACCCGCGGCGTGCCTGCTCCCGAAGTCCCCGCGTTCAGCGCCGGCGTCTGCCCGGCCACCTGCGCCTGATTCACATTCATCGTGGTGGCGTTGGTGGGATCGATGCGCAGAGGTGTGGCCAGGTTGAACGCCTTGGCGAAGAGCTGCACCAGGCCGCGGATCTTGCTCATCAACGTGCCCGTGGCGCCGCTGGTGTCGGCCGCATCGGTGGTAGTTCCCTGCGCCACGTCCGCGCCATCGGCAATAGTTGCCGCGCCGCCGCCCGCGCCGCCCGCCACTACGTTCACTTTCATGGCCCGGTTGGCGTCGAGGGCCACTACGGCGAGCTCGCCTGCAGGCGGAGTGTCGCTGGGCGATACCACGCCCATGGCGGGAGTGCCAACGGAAGTGCCGGGGGTAAAGGCCGTTTCGTCCGGTGAGGACGTGCCGCCCGAGCCCGCGCCAGTTACCGCGACTTTCAGGTTGCCGTTGGAGTCGACCGACGCCGGAACCCACTGGCCGGTTGAGTCCTGCCAGTGCATCGGGGTATGTCGTTCAGTAACCGGACCAATGGCCATGGCTTTGTCTCTTTAGTTCGCGAAAAAGTGGGGCCGGCCGACACCGGCCCCAGGAGGAAGGAATCAGCTAGTACGTGGGATAAAACTTCGCCGCGTTGGGATCGTAAGCCCAGCACAGCAACTTCGAAACGACACCGGTGCTGGCGATGGCGATGTTATTGGCGTTCGTGGTGGTGAAGGCGCCGTCCGGTATGGCGCAGACGGTCTGCCCTTCGGTCGGATCGAATCCCACGGGGATGTTGAAACCCGTGATGGCGAGAGCGCCAGTGATGTGGAACAGCGGGCCGCTCGGAGTGACTTTGCCGGCCGCCGAGGCCACCGCCGTTGCCGGCGCGCTTTGAGCGGCGGTATTGCCGAAGCCCGGTATCACCTTACCGGTGACCGAGGAGCACAGCCATTCGTTTCCGGTGCGCGTATTGACGACCGGGGAATACAGGAACAGACCCTGGCCGTTGGTGCAGGCTCCGGACGGATCGTATGCGATGAAAGCCGGCGCCGGTCCGACCAGCACCATGGCACCCGAAACGTGGGGCGCCCCGAAAGTGCCAGCCGCTCCACGCGGAGCCACCGCAAAGGAGTTGGTGCCGGTCGAGGCCACAGCCACAATTTCGCTGTCTATGAGAGCCACCGATCCAGCCGAAATGCCGGTAACGGATGCCACCGGAATGGTGCGCGCGCTCGAGCTGATCGCAGCACTGAGCGTGGTCTGGGTGAGCGAGGTTTGCGCCTGAACCGAGGTGGCGAGAGCCAGCGCGGCGACGAAGGCGATGAGGTATTTCGAAATGTTTGTCACTGGAAGTTTTCTCCTGAAACGGATTTGAGAAGGGGGCCGGTTGCCCAGTCCCCCATCGCTCATTACGAACCGACGACGGCCACCGCGCCGTTGTCCTGGTAAAGGTTGCCCAGGCCCATCAGGGAGTCCATGCGGTTGATCTCCATGCTGCGTACCGGATCCCAGGCCTTCACTTTGCGAACCGCGATTTTGGTGTCCGGATCCTGCGCCTGGCCGGCGGATTCGACGGCCTTCGGCACATACAACTTCGCGCCCACCAAGGCGAACGCGAACCGGGAAAGAGCCAGGCCGACCGTGCCCGACTTCCCATTCGGGGTGGGAGTGCCGGGCCACAACGTCAGCGCGGCGCCCCCAACGGGCAGACTGTCCACGTTCTGATACTGCGAACCGGGACCGTAGATCGCCGGCAGGAAATTGATGGTGTCGCCACCTGCGCCGCCTGCGGCCGTCAGCTGCTGGGTGATAGCGAACGTCTTCGCCACCAGCGGGCCGGGCGCGCGCCTGGTCATCGGGTTGACGCGGTTCACATTCAGGATGCTGAATCTGTCTCCGACGTTGAACGTGTCGCCGGCATTTGCCGTGATGATCAACGAAGTGCCACTCTGGTTGGATCCGTAAACCACCGGGTAACCGGATGTACCAGCCCAGGTGCCGGCAGTGTGGCTGTAGAGCGAGTTGCTTTCGAAGAACTGGAAGCCCGCCAGGTCACCGATGTAACCCTCTTTCCACATGCGGCTGATCTCGTCCTTCGGGTTGAAGATCGAGGTGATGTTGCTACCCAGCGAGGCCATCTGGCTGGAGCTGATCATCATGCCGCGCTTGCCAGGGGGGCACGCCAGTTCTTTCAGCAGGCGGCGCGCCGCATAGAACGTGCTGACGCTGGTCGCATCGGTACCGAGAACGCCGACAATCTGGCTGGCGTTCAGCCGCGCGAAGTTGGCGCAGCGGTTATCGAACTCTTGGGACAGGGCCGCGCCGGCCGGGTCCATGTAGTTCTCGCGGAGCTCCTCTTCCGACCGCTCCAGCTTGACCGCGCGTTCGTAGTCGTCCCACTCGAAAGCGACCTGGATCCACTGATCGAGGCTGATCGTGGTCGAGATGCGGTTGATGCCCTGCGGCGCATAACCCATGCCATCGCTGGTCAGGAAGCGCTGCGGGAACTTGACGGTGATTGCGGAGCCGGGGGCGAATTCCTTGTCGAAATCCGATTCCCAGCTTCGATTGAAATACTCGGCCACCTCGAGCTTGTTCAGCAAGAGACGGAGGATGTCCATCGACACCCAGTTCGTGTTCAGGTAATTGTTCACTGAGGGCTATCTCCCGCGAATTCGCGCCACGTCCCGCGAGTTTTGCGACTGGCGGAAGCGGCGGAAATCGTTGTTCTTGACCGCGCCCTCGATTTCATCGGGCGGAGCCGTACCGCGGCCGCTCACCTCCCGAGGAGGCGGCGGTGCGGAGGTTGTCTTTTTCTCAGGAGTTTTCTTCTCGGCAACGAATTTTCCGGACTCGTCGCGTCCGGTTTCACCCGCACCGGCGCCGGGCTTGCCGCCCTTGGCCAGCTCTTCGGTGATCAGCCGTTCCATCAGAACGACCTTGCGAATGGCGCCGCCCGGATCTGTCCGCGCGAGTTGTACGAAAGCGGCCAGGTCCTCGGCTTTGCCGCCGAGCGTGAACAACAGATCGGGCCAAACCTCGGAACCGTCGATCATCTGACCGACTGCCGCCGGAATGGAGGCAGGAATGTCCTTGCCGTTGCCTGCGAGCGCGCGAGCTGCCGAACTGATTACGTCGACACCCTCGTCGCCATAGCGGCCATGGGCTTCCTCCATCTTTTGGCGCACGGTCTGCTGCGATGCTTCGGCGGCGCGCTGGTCCCGATCGGACTTGAGAGCTTTGTTGACCTCGAATTGAGTGAGATCGCGGTAGTACTTGCGCTCCGCGGCCTTGTACTCCTCGTAGGTGGCAAAGTCTTCGGCCTTCGGTTCTTTCGGTTCAGCCGGGTTTGCGGTTTGCTCCGATGCCGGCTCTTTGGCCGGCGCGGCTGCTGGCGTGTCCGTCCTCTGCTGTGCCTCGCGCTTGAACGTCTTGAGCTCGGCGGGCGTGAATCCCGCACGCCTGAGATCGTCCAGTAATTCGTTGAGCCTGGCTGCCGCGTTATCGCGCGCCGGCTTTCTCTCCTGAGTCCCTTTACCCGCTTCCGAGGCGGGGGCAGATTTTTCCGCCGGCTTCTCGCCGGCAGCGGAATGATCTTGAGAGGCTGCCGAGGCCTCGTTCTTCGGCTGGGCCGGCAGTTTGCCGGTCTGGCGCCACTCCGCATAAGCTGCGGACTCGCGCGGTACTTCTATGGCCGGGGATGGGGCGGCTTGGGCATCGAGTGTTTCTATGTCGGGCATATGGTTGGGGTGCCTGATACGCTCAGGCGGGCGAGTTTACTGCTGAACTTGTGGACCGCTGGGAGCCGCTTCCGGGGGCGCCCCCTGCTGGGTGGCCTGAACTTGTTGCTGCTGCTGTTGCTGAGCGGTCTGCGCTTGCTGCGCCTGGGTGGCCTGATGCGCCTGGTCTTGAGCCTGCATCCCAGCCTCGTGCGCCTGGGTGTGGAACTGGCTCATCATGTCGCTGAACGTCTCAAGCCGCTCCGAGAGCGCCTGCGCCTTGGTATTCACCTCGGCGATCGCCAGCGCGTTTTCCTCGCGCATCCTTTCGAGCTGCAGGCGATATTCGTTGTCAACTACCTTGCCGGCGCGCTCGAGCTGCAGCTTCTGGAGCTCGGCTTGCATCGCCTGTAGAACCTGCGATTGCTGCTGCGCCTGTGCCTGCATGTTCTGGAGCTGGCCGGATTGGTCGGGCTGCGTCGGGTTGATAATCTCCGCCATTTCGTCGCCCTTCGGCCCCAATTCCTTCATCTGAATCGCGAGAGCCAAGAGCTTCGCCGCGGATGGCGGCGGTACGGGCAATTTCGGAAGGTTCTCGATCAGGTTGTCCAGGAAGTCCGACACCGCCTGGCGCTGGCTCTGGAAGCTCGGCCCGGTGCTCACCGTGACGTCGTGTTCTTCGTCGCCGATCGGGTAGTGCTCCGGCTTACCTGTCGACTGGTTGACATACGGCTCTTGCGTGTTGATCCTGACGACTCGCCGCGTGTCATTCGCGCGCTGGAGGCCTATCTCCTTCTCCGTGTCGTACACCACCGGGATCCACGAATCGACGATGCGGCCGGCGCGCTCAATGCCGCGGTCGAACCCCTCGGTGAAGTGGAAGCTGCCGATCGCCTCGCTCGTCGAAATGCGCTCAAGGGCGATTCCGCTCTTCTCGCTATCACGCTGCGCCGCGGTCGGCAGGCCGCTGATTCCCATGGCCGCCTGGATCGCCCGCCGGCACGAATCCTTGGCAACCTCGTATTCCTGGAAGTTCGGCGTGAATTGGCGCCACTGCGGCAGGGGTAGAACCTGGTTGGGATTCGCCGGATCCGGCACCGGATCCACCTGCACGTAGGCGTGAGGAACCTTGTTCAGCGTCTCCCAGGTGTCCGCATCGCTGTCGAACTGCCCAACGTAGCCCATCACGGGCACCTTGGGCGTCATGCCGGCTTCTTCCATCTCCTGACTCACCAGGTACGCCAGCGACATCTGCGGCTCGCGCGCCAAGCGCGCCAGGCTGAACAATTTGCGCTTGGGCCCGCTCCCCTCATCGAGATACCGTTCCAGGCCGATCATGGCCGGGATCGGAATCTCAGTGCCCGGCTGCTCGTTCTCCTCGAGGATCTCGATGCCGTTCGTCAGGTACTGAACGACGCGCTTCTGGTCGATCATGCGCCCGGACTTCGTTTTCCCTTTTACGCGCGTGGTGACGATCTTCCAGTACTCGGCGAGAAGCACCTGCCGGTCCTGGATCCAGTCCTTGGCAATGCGCAGATCTTCCGCGCTGAAGTCCGTCTTCTCAGCCGCGGGCCAGCGGCGCTTGAACTCTTCCTTGCTGATCGGCTCAACGACGAAAACAAACTCGGCATCCGACCAGTCGGCTTCCTTGCAGTCGGGATCGTAGAGGACGCTGTCGGGGTTGGGAATCGGCTTAAGAACAATCTCCTGCTCGTCCGACTCGTTCGCAACGTACTTTCGGCTCACCCGGAAAAACCCGTAGGAGCCCTCGTACATGTCCTGGCCGGCGCGGCAATACACGCTCTGCGCCTTCGACCGGTACTCGATCGTGCGGATCAGATCCTGGCGGAGCTCCGCCGTCTTATCGTTCGCTCCGTTGCCCCGCGGCTCGACCTTGATGCCGCGCTTGTTCTGGCGCAGCCCGTTGACGCCCTGGTTGATGTACTGGTTCAGCTCATCGTGGCTGATGGCTGGCCGGTTGGCGTCCTTCCGGGCCTTCTTCTCGTCCGGATCCCAGGGGTCGCCGCAGATATACCGCATGTCGACCTGACGCTCCCGGCGAACCTCTTCCCAGGCGTCTACTGCATACCGATAACGGTCGCGAATCTCTTGGAGAAGAGCTTCGTCACCCTTGGTCGATCGATCTGTGGTTTCGTCGCGGTCTTCGAGGGGCATGGGAAAAAAGGGGAAACGGGGGAACGGGGAATTTAGGCGCTAGGTGTCGCGGCCGAACTTCGACGCATGCCGAGGGCGCTCATCCCGCGCCAGGAGGGTGGTTCGAAGCCATCCAGTAGGGAAGTGATGTAGGCGTCGTGCCGCTGCTGGATTTGGGCGAGAGTGTCTGACATTTTTCAGCGATCAATACAAGCGGCCCCACGATATCGCGCCCTGGAATATGGGCAAGCAAGCGCTTCAACAGTTGACTGTCAACGCCGTAAACCATACTGCCTCCGTGCCGTTTTACCCCCGCTGCAACATCCGCCAACCGTTAGCTGACCCTGCGGACGGCGGGGCACTCCGGGCAGATCTCCTGCTCAGTGCTGTTCGCATCCACGTAATACACCCAGCCGGCGAGCCGGGCATTCAGAACTGCATCCGCCTGCGTGTCGCCCGTGAACTGCTCCTGCCTCGTACAACTGCGACAAGTCACCACCAGGTGATGTTTTGCCAGCGCGTGATTGACGATTCTCTGCGCCAGACCGTCATCCGGACTCACCGTGGTGGCCGACACCGCCGGCGCCAGCGCCTTGTCCTGCCAGGTCAAATTGCCTGCCGCGTCGATCGTCGGAAGCTTCTGCGCCTCGGCCCGCTGCGCGCTCTCGGCAATATAGCTGTCGAGCGGCCGCGCCTCGAATCGGAGGTACGGCTTCAGCGAGTCGTACATGGAGCTGCGGTTCTCGGGCTCGCAGCGCACCAGCAGCGATCGCAGGTGCTCATGATCCTGCACCATGAATCCGAGCTGTGCCAGCAGGCCGGTGCCATCCTCGAGCTGGCCCAGCCCATGCGTGCCCAGCATCCGATTCATGGCGTCGTGATCGGTCTGCGACCTCAATCGCCACCTTCCACTTGCGCCGCCTCGGGCTCGGGCGCCTCTTTCGCGCCGGCCTCACCCTTTACGCCTTTGCCAAACGCCGCGTGCTTCACATGAGCCAGCGCAGCTTCTTCCTGGCCCGAGCCGAATATGTGTTCCTCTTCGGGCGGCCGCTCGTTGTACATGCCGCCGCTCATGGCGCCTGAGCGCTTCACGGTCTGACGCTTGAAGTTGTGGACGATCCGATGCCCGCCATGCTCGCCCGGGTGGATTTCGAGAGACTCCAGTTCCTTCGCCATTACGCCTTCTTTCTGAGCGCGCCGGTCTGGACGCCGGTGGTTACGTGCTCGTGTCCCTCCGGAGGCCAGAGATCGCCCACGACGGGGCTATGAGGCTCATGGTCGCCGCGATACACGGTCTGCTTGGCGCCGTCCTCCAGCTCCAGGATCAGGTGCCCGTGGAACGTCTTCGACACTCCGGTGATCTTCTTCCGCATTTGCTACGCTCCTAAAATTCGATTGGCCTTCGCCCGGATCTTTGCCGCTGCTCCGGAGCTCAGCTTGCCGCGCTTCACCATCTGCGTTGCGCGCGCCTTCGCGTTGGCCGCGTGAGAGCGATCTGGCATCGGGTACTTGCGCTGTTTCGGCTCGCCAAACTCCGGTGCAGGCAGTTTCTTACGGCTAGAGGCTTTCAGTTTTGCCATAATCTTCAGCTCCATACGCTCAACTGCGGCCGCTGCTCCCGGCGCCGCGGCGCTTCCTTCTTCGGCGCCTTGATGCCCACCGCGAAGTACCGGAACCCATCCGCGGCGTGGCTCGCCCAATCGTGCAACGGCTCCTTCGTCTTCACCCCGAGCTCCTCGCGCTCACCATGGCGATAGTGCCGCAAGGCCTGGAGCCCGTCGGCGCACCGCTGAGCATCGAACCAGCACTGGTGGAAGATGGTGCGCGCCGCATTGATCCCATCCGCCACGCTCAGCATCGGAACAATCGAAACCTTGCGGCCGGCCTGGCGCATCAGCTCTTCGACGCTCTTGCCGGTGCCGAGCTGCCGCGCGCGGCCGTCGTGAGGCAGATAATCGGTGCCGTACAGATAAGGCTTCTGCTGCAGCTCCTTCAGGTAGTACGGCAGCCCTTCGCCGGATCCCTCGAGGTAATCGATCAGCCTGTACTCGAACGGGAAAACCTGCACGAACCAGATGGTGGTCTTATCATCGACGCCCAGATCCCAGAACGTGTGCACGGGACGCGTGGCATCATACGGCACCCGGGTGACGCGGTTCTCAACGTCCACCTGGCGCAACTGTTTTGCGTAGATCGCGCCGCTCAGAATCGAGACGCAGCAGCCTTCGTAGATGTGGTTGTAGCCGTCCGGATCCGTCTCCCTCAGGTGCTCCATTTCCTTCTGCAGCACCGGGGGAAACCAGGGATTGTCGCGCCAGTTGATCTTGACCACCTGGGCACCCGGCGGCGGAGCGGCGACGAATCGCTGATACGTGTCGTCGGTGGTCAGCTCGGGGTTGAAGCTCACCCAGATCTCGCTACCTTCCTTGCGAATCGTGGGGATCAGCTTCTCCCAGCTCGTTCGGCTCACCGAATGCGCTTCCTCTACCCAGACGATGTCGTATGACTCGAGCGACTTGATGTTGTTGATGTTGTGCTTGAGGCCTGCGAACGTGAACTGCGTCCCGTTGGCGCCGAGAATCGTTGCCTTCTGAACCTGATACGAATCGCCGAGGTGCAAAGCTGCGATCTGATCCTCGAGCAGCTGGTGCACGCTCTCCGCAATCGAATTCTGGTTTTCCCTGGCGCACAGGATACGTAGAGGCTTCTGCGATCCCTGAATCAGCAGTGCACGCGCGAATCCCCAGCTCTTGGCGCCGCCGCGGCCGCCATACGCCACTTTGTAGCGCGCCGGCCGGAAGAGGAACTCGAGGGCCCGCGGAAACTCCGCATTAACCTGTATCGGCTGAACCAGGACGCCCATCAGCAGCCCCAGCTCCGCGCCGAGCACCAGCACCGCCAGATTCCTGACGCGCCGGAGCATCCGTACCACCCCACACTCACAGATCCCATTCACGCTGGACTCACGAAAGTGACGTTCACCTGGACCGCCGTCGCGCCGCCGACGCCACCAGATTCACCCGGCAGCCGCTCGCCCTTCTCCCTGGCCGCCTGCTCCTCGATCGCCCGCATCTCGGCCAACATCGCGTTGTCGACCTTGTAGACCGCCCGGTCGGCGTTCTTCCCGCGGTAGTCCCGGCAGACAAGCCCGGTCAGGCCACCCAGAGCCGCCCACTCTCCATCGGCGCCGCCATCAGCCTCGCTTTTGGCGAATTCGGCCCGTTCCACCCTCACCTGCTCCAGCAAATCCGAGCGCTTTTGCAACAAATCCAAGCGAAAACTGCGGCTCCGGAGGCCTTTTTCCCCCAGCCCCTTAGCAATTTCCTGCCGAAGTTCACCGATTCGAGCCGAAACCTTAGCATTTTGCAGCAAACGATGAGCGCTGGCCGCAGCCGCCCCAGCCTTGGTGCTTCCATAGGCCGCTGAATACGCCCTGCCAGCAGTCTCTCCGCCGGCTATGAGCTGCGCGAAATGCTCGTGTTTGCTCTTTTCCAGCATGCCTATGCTAAATTTGGGCTCCGGACCGCCGAAAACGGCGCGAAATTGCTAAAACCGGAGCTCCCGGCCGCAAGACGAAGCGCTCCTCGCACCACTCCTTCAGCTCGTCCAGGCGCAGCAAGATCCGGTTTTCAATTCGAAGGTTGACCAACGTCCAGACCAGCTGAGCGGCCAGGCCAAGGCCTACCAGAGCAGCTCCAATCCACTGGGGGTTCATAAGTCCTTTATTTGCGTCAAAACTGGCGTGCGACAAACGGTCGATTGCTGGCGCCGAAATTCCAATTCGTAAGTCCTTTAGAATCGACGCTCAAATCGGCCGTGGCAAACGACGTTTACCGCACACCGTGAAGGCCGGCGCGGAGGGTAGCCTGGGGCACTCCCATCAATTTCTCGATCGAGCGCCAGGAATGGCCGGATTTGCGTAAATCCGCCGCCTGGAGCCGATCGAATACCCTGACCGGCCTGCCGCACCTTTTGCCCTGTGCGCGCGCTCTGGCGAGCCCCGCCTTCGTGCGCTCGCTGATTCTGAGTCGTTCCTGCTTGGCGATCCACGCCGCAATTGCGATCATCAGCTCGCCGGCCGGCCCGGTTGTACGGAAATGAGCCTCGGTCAGCGATTCGAACTCGACGCCGTATGAGCGCAGGCGCCGAATGTGATCGAACGTCTCCCAAA